AACGGCTGCCATCTGGGCTTGCAGCGATCGGACCTCTCGCGCTCGATCAAGCGTCGGTTGTGTCGCTTGCAGCCGATGAAGCTGCTCAATCTCCTGCCACAGATCATCCCGAACCGCGACCATAGTCGCGCACAGAACGGTGCAAATCGCACATGAAAGCTCGCATCCTGGCGTCAGTCGGACAGCGGCTCCGCTCATCTCTGCGCTCCTTTGTTCCTGATTCGTTCTCCTTCTGATGGATGAGAACAAAATAGGAAAGAGGCGACAGGAAATTTCCTCCTGGAAAAGCCCAAACAAGGAAAACCCCACCAGCGGGGGGGGGCTGGTGGGGCTGAAAAGGTTTATCGGACCGGCGGTGCGGGGGGGCGCAAGGGGTGCCGTCCGATGTGGTGATAACGGTGGGGCGGGGAGAAGGTTCCAGGTAGCGTGATCATCGTGATGTGCTGAGACCATCCCAATCAAGTTCGTAAGAGGCACGGTACTCGGCTGCTGAAATATCGTCAAAGGTGGTAAGAACGATGTCGATATCGGGATACCTTTTCGATGCGGACGCCTTTTTGGCAACTCCCGCGATCGCATCTTTCCATTCCTTAGGCCAGACGGCTGGAAGGGGACTATTGCGAAGCAGGTATAGTGTCAGGAAGCTGGGATTGGTCCAACTGTCGGTCGTGACGCGAACCTCGACGATCGACTGGATTAGGTCGCCTTGAGGACTCTGCTTCTTATATTTTTCCGAAATCCATTTTGCGATCGTTGCAGCCACCTCGTCGTTGAAGTCGTCGGGAAAAGCGAAGCGTCCCCTATGCCGCGCAAGTGCTTTGCCCAAGTAAGCTTGGGCACCGTCGTCTGGACAACCGCAAACTCGCTCTTCAGAAACGATAGCGTCTTTCAGTACCGTGGCGCACGCATCGAGATCGATTGCCAATCCCTTCTCTTCAAGGCCCGGAATGATGACCAATCTCGGTCTCTTTCCCCTACGAATTTGAGTAGCTTCATCCTCGTCGACACGGATCAGTGGAGCGACCTGCACGTAAGGGCAATTCTCGGTACCCTTTACGATGTCGCAAGACTGAGAGACGATTGCGATCCCGTGCTCTGCAGTAAGGCGAATAATTGTAGATTGCACGCCGCTCCGTGCGCTCACGACGGGCAGACTGAAAGGCGCCAGGATGAGATCACCCTGACGCCATTCTTTTAGAGGTGGTTCCGCCCCAGCTTCCTGCAAGAATCCTATCCCAAGACTTCGCCCATATCCTCTAGACGCAGACGATGCCGCGGCGAGGTGTTATCCGAAACCACGAGCGGGCCGTGCGGAGAAGCGTTGGCAGCCGGCCCTGTCTGACCTAGCAACATACTCCGCATCTTAAACTTAGGAAGGTCCGCCATTGAGCGGACACGATCGAGCAAGGCAGCTAGCTTCGCTTGGCTGCCCACGCGCAGCTTACCTCCGCTCGTCCAATCATGAAGAGTCGTGCGACTCACGTCGAGCAACACAGCAAGCTGCGCCCAAGTCAGGCCAGCTGCCTGCTTGATTTCCTCTAGCGCCGCGACCGGGCTGACGTCTTCCTGACGTGCAAAATTTGGCGGTCCGAGGTGGACTTGGGCTTCATATGCGGCACCGATTGGCCGTGCTTCGACCGCCGCGTGCGCGCCAAACGCCAATGTAAGCCCGCCCAAAAGCGCGGTGAGAGGAATACTTTCGTTACCTAAAGCCTTGAACCGCACGAACTGCGGCTGAGGTTGTTGATAGCGCGCCATTTGATGTATCATACATTGTTTCCGTTTGGCATCGCCCAATAATAAATCGCATGCGCTCTGCTCGCCTGACGGCGAAGTTGCGCCTCGATTGCATGAGGCTCGAACTCAATCATATGGCTATTGATGACATCAATGTCGAGGTACCAAGTTTTCTGATTGCGCTGTTTGAACATCGTAGGATCGTAGGAAGAGTTCGGGGGCATCACTCCATTGCGCAAGAGCAGCTCGCCCTCGTCGGCGTCCATGACCCAAAATAGGTCAGCTAGCTTCACATCAGCATTACCCGTTACGCTAGTGAGTTGTTTAGCGCAGACCATCCGCGGATCTTCTTCGCCTTCCGCTGGGGCAGTATTGAGGTACCGCACACCTAGACTCAAAACATGCGAAGGCTGAGCGGTGGATTGAAGAGCAGTGACCAGTGCGCTCAGCCGCGCAACGAAATTGGTCCATGATGAGTAGCCCTCCCTGTTCCCGTCGAGGATCAGAGCATCTTGGGTCAAAGCAACAGTCCATTGCTTGTCGATGTCACGGAACAACCATTTGCGCCGCTCCTCGGGAGCGGAAGAGACAGCGCCCGCTTCGAATTGCACATTTATAAAAGTGTCGGCAGCCGCCTCGAAGAGAGGGTAGTCGCGCCGGATCGCCTCCTGAAAAGCCGCGGCGAACTCACTGTTCTTGACGCCGAGCTGCGCGATGGGCGTGAAGGCAACCATCGCGACGACGCGCTCGATCAGCTTTCGCCCATTGTAAGGCGGTCGGGCGGGGTCGCCCCTGAGCGGAATATCGGTCATTGAGCGTCCTTGGCACAGCAGGCGTAAAGTTAGTGTAAACCTCGCGTCTGGCGTCTCACATAGGGGCAGGTTATGATTCTCGCAACAAGCGTGTTTGTTGGCCCTCCGTCGTTACCATTGGCTGTAGAACCGAAAATAGGAACGCTTAGCGTGATCGGCTAGCACCTAAGACGCATGCCAGTGTCAGGTTTGGGCGCGAGCAGGCATGGCGCGCGCCGCCTCCAAACCGTAACTTCGCCTAGCCGGTACGATTGGCAGCTCAGTAGGTGACGAGGTAATTTACGGAGCATTCGCAAAGCGACTACCAATTTGCTAGGCTTGCGGCGATGGGGGAAAAGATGGCGAAGGCACCGACCGTGGAAGCACAGGTAGAAACAAGGCCAATTTGCGGCATCATCATGCCGATTGCGGCGATGCCTCCAAAATATGACGCCTCCCACTGGATTGACGTACGCAGGGTCATTGATGCTGCGATCATCAAAGCGGACATGACTCCACAGATCGTTTCGGACAGTTTTGAGGGCGATGTTATCCAACGCCGGATCATTAACAATCTTTACGATAATCCCGTAGTGGTCTGCGACGTGTCTGGGCTAAACCCCAACGTAATGTTTGAACTCGGTATGCGGATCACGTTCAAGCAGCCCGTAGTCATTATCACCGACGACTATGATACGATCCCTTTTGATACGAGGGTAATTGAGCATCTAGGTTATCCGCAGGATCTTCATATTCACCATACCACTGACTTCATTGAGAAGCTGGCAGATCGCATTAAAAGACTTCACGAACAGAAAATATCTGCGACGTTCACTTCGTTCATCGAGGAGTTTGGGACGTTCGAGGTCTTGGAGCCATCGAAGAAGGTCGTTCCGGCAGAACAGCTCATACTGGACCGCCTAACGCAGATTGAAGCGAGGTTATCTCGATCGTCAGAAATTAGGATGATGGCGGAGTTGCATCGTCGCTCCCACAGTATCGTAGATTCCGAAAATGCCTTGGTTGATTACAAATTTATCTTTAAACGACATGTTAGTATGGAACAAATAACAGAGGTTTCGGACTATCTCCGTCGGACATACAGAGGTAGTCCTAGTATTATCGATAATAAAAATGGGCATTTTATTGTTAGTATTATACTGGATTCGTCTTATAACTTTGATGCAAAGGCAACGGAGAAACTGTTAAATGCGATGCCTGGTAATTTCCGTGATGTAATTCAGCAGATTGATATTATATTAGGATAATGATTGAAGTGGCCTTATACGCATTGTTGGCTTTCGCTTTGTCGACAGCGACTAGAAACGCGACCATCAAGACGCCGTCTCCATCCTAAGCGCCGTCGAAAAGCCGCCGCCCTTGTCCAGGCTATGCGTCACCTCGCTGATAAGCCACTTCCCATCGATTCCGGCCTTGATCCCGCCCACGTCCGCGCGCAATTCGGGAAACATATCCGCGCGGCCGAGGGCCAGGTTCATGTCGAGCGTCGCGGGCGCGCGTTTGAGGCGGTCATGTTCGGCGGTGGCGGCGCGCTTTGCCGTCGCTTCGTCGGGGTAGGTTTTGCGCAGGCGTTTGGCCCCGTCTGCTTTGCCCACCGTCACCGTCTTGCGTTTCGCGCCCTTGCGATCGTGCCAACTGGCGGTCACGCCCGCCTGTCCGTCGCGGGTCTGGCGTTGCCAGCTATGGCCGTCGCCGTCGCGGCGGCGCAGGGTGATGGTGGGCAGGGTGTGGCCGCCGCTGGTCTGGCCCGCGCCGATGGGGGTGAAGATCAGCGTCTTGTCCTTGATGGTGGCCACCGCGCCATAGTCCCGCCCCAGGCGGCGCAGGAAGGCGATGTCGCTTTCACGGCTCTGGCTGATCGAGGGGAGGGCGGTTGCGGCCAGGGCAGGCGCGATCCGCGCGATCAGGCCGTTGCGACCGGCGACCTCAGTCAGGACTGCGCCGAGTGTGGTGGCTTTCCAGCTTTGTTCGCGGCGGTTGCGGATGTCGCTGGTGAAGTCGGTCGCGCGGGCGCGGATGCGGATCTGATCGGGTGGGCCAGTGTGGGAGACGTCGTCCACCTTGTACCTGCCCTTGTCGACCAGGCCGATGGTGACGTCGCGCCCCTGTTTCCAGCCCAGCGCCAGGCGCAGGACGGCCCCTTCCTTCGGGATAGCCAAAAGCCCGTCGCTATCGTCCAGGATGATGTCGAGCTGGTCGGCTTCGTCGCCGCGCTTTTCAGACAGGGTGAGGCTGACAAGGCGGGGGCGCATGGCGCCGGTCAGATCGCGGCCGTCCATGGTGACGCGCCAGTCGGCGATATTGTTGATGCCCCGGTTCATGCGGCAGGATCGCCATCGACCGGAGCGGTTTCATCGACGCGCAAGAGGTCGATCGCGAAGTCGATGCGCCGGGCGCGGCCATCGGCCATGAGGAAGGCATGGCGTTCGTCGATCCCCTCGATCACGAAATTGCCGAAGATCATGCCGGTGCCGTCGAGCAGCGGAAAAGCCTCCCCCGCGTCCGCCAGGGCGCGCAGTATGTCGATGGAGACGAGGCCATCGGCGATTTCGGTATAGACCGCGCCGGACAGGGCGATGGTTTCGGCCCCCGGCCCGATATATTGGGTGGCGTCGCGGGTGCCGACACGGCCCGATCGCGCATGAACCCATAGCGCCTTTCGCTGCAATTCGTCATGGGCGAGCGTCGGCGTTTCGAAGATGAACATGCCCAGCGCCATCAACATCAATCATCCCCTTCATCGCCGAAACCGCGTCCGCGCTTTTCCCTCTCGATCGCCTCGATCGCGTCCTTCACCGCCTGGGCGAAATCCCGCGGATCATGGCCGATGCCGTGGAAATGGAGTTCGTAGGTGGTGGGGGCGGCGCGGGCCGGGCTGGCCGCCGCCCTGGTCCCGCCCGCCTGCGCATCGATCGGCGCGGCGGCGATGGCCGGTGTGGCCGCGCCCAGCGCCATGGCGCGGCTGATGTCGGCCGCGAGCGTCTTGATACGGTCGATCGGCGCGCGTTGTTCCGCCTGAATGCCGCCGTCCAGCCCCTGCATCATATAGCCGCCGAACTGCTCAAAGACGCGGGAGGGGCTGTGTATGCCGAGCTTTTCCTTGAACCATCGGGCGGCCGACCCGGCAGCGTTGACGATGGTGGATTTAAGTGCGCCCAGCCTGTCGGTGATGCCGTTGATCAGGCCGGTGATGAGGTTGCGGCCGATGTCGAAGAGATTGATCGAGCGGAGATAGGCCAGCGCGGGCGTGAAGGCGCGTATCAGAAGCCCAAGCGGCGTGAAGTTCAGGAAGGCGGCGATCAGCGCCTGGATCGCGCCCCATGTGGTGGATTTGATGTCTTCCCACAGGTTGCCGAGCCATGCCGTGATGCCACCCCAATTGCTGTAGATGAGATAGGCGGCCCCGGCGAGCAGGGTGATGCCGAGCACCACGCCCGCGACGATGCCGATCAGCGGCAGCATGCCGATGCCGAGCAGGGTTGCGGCCCCGGCGAGCGCAGCAAAGGGGGCGACCAGCCCGGCGACGATGATAGCGCCGCCGCCCAGGACGACGAACAGAGCGGCCATGACGCCCAAGGCGACGGCGATCCCCTTGGTCAGGCCGGGATGGCGTTGGGCCAGGTCCGACAGGCGCGATGCCCAGCCCGATAGGCGTTCCGAGATGTTGCCGACCATCGGCAATAGTTGTTCGCCGATGGTGTCCTTGAGCAGTTTGGACTGGATCTGCAGGCGCTTCACCTTTTCCGCGCCATCGTTCATGCGATCGGCGAAGTCAGTGTTGACGGTGCCGTTCGCGGCCAGCGCGTCGGCGCGGATGGTGCGATATTCCTGAAAGGCGGACATGAGCGGGCGAAGCGCCTGTTGCACCTGCATATCGCCGAAGAGCGACGACAGCTTCGCCTGGTCGCCGCCCGTTGCCTGCTGCGTCAGGCGCACGATTTCCTCGATCGGGCTGCGGCCTTCCCTGGCGGCCTTCTTCATGGCGGCGGGGATGTCGATGCCGAACCTCGCGAAATTCTTGATGGTGTCGCCTGCGTTGATCTTGGACATGAGGTTTTGCAGGTTGTTCGCGGCGGTGGCGGAATCGCCCGCGCCCTTGCGCGTGATCTGTAGCGCGGCGGCAAGATCCGCGACGGCGGGCACGCCCTTCGATCCCAGGCTCTGCATCGACGCCGTCAGTTCGGGGAAATATTGCGCCATGTCCTTCACTTCGAACGCGCCGCTTTTGCCCGCCTGCGCCATGACATCGAGCGCCTTGCCGGTCTGGTCGATCGGCACTTTGAGATTGTCATGGGCGGCGAAGGTCGCGCGGCCGAGATCGTCAATCTCCGCCTTGTAGGCCGTCGCCGCACGGCCGATGGGCGTCATCATGTCGGTCGCCTGCCTGGCCCCCATGCCGAAGCCGGTGAGGGTGTCGACGCCCTTTTGCAGATCGGCCGGCATCTGATTGACGGCGAGGGCGGCGACGCGCAGATCCTTGCCCATCTGGCGACCCGCTTCGCGCGTCTGGTTCACCTTTTGGTTGATGTCCGTCATCGTCGATTCATAGTCGAGCGCACCCGACACCGCGTCCTGCAGCGGCGCGGCGAAGACCATGCCGGTGCCAACGGCCGCCGCGCCACCGGCGGCCAGGCCGGTGGCCGTCCCCTGAATTTGCGAAAATTGATTGCGGGCCGTTGCCATGCGGCGGGCGCGGTCGGCGAGCTGGGTCAGGCGGCGTTCCTGTTCGCGCAGCGTGTCGTTGGTGGATGCGGCCTCGCCGCGCAGGCGCCGTTCATGGGAGGCGAGGTCGCGGGTGGATATGCCAGCGGCGGCCATGCGGGATCGCAGCGCCTGAAGCCTGGTCGATTGCTGGCCATGTTCATCGGTCAGGCGCGCCGATTCCCGGCGTGCCCGTTCGAATTCGGCGCGCAGTTTCTTGGTCGGGTTTTCGGTTTGTGCGAGCTGTCGGCCGAGCGCTGCAGTCTTAGCCTGCGCCTGTTCCATCCGCTGGGTGGTTTGGGCGAGGCCGGTCTTGAGCTGGCGGAATTCGCCAATGTCGGCCTGGGCGCGTTCGACCTCTTTCAATCGGTCGCGGGTGACGCGCAGCGCCTGGGCCAGGCGGCTCGATCCGCCAGCGGCTTCGCGCAGGGGGCGGGTCAGCCGATCGCCCGCATCAAGCAACAGGCGGATGCGAAGATTGCGGTCCATGGCGATGTCCTATTTGTCCGCGCCCGACCGTCGTGCCGCGCGGCCGCGCCATTGCATCAGTTCAGCAAGGCCCATGGGGTCCATGACCGGCGGTCCCCAATGGAAGATGACCGCAATATCGGCCATCGCATCGTCTACCCGTTCGGGGAGAGCGCCGCCTTCGCGCCCTTCGGCAGCAAAAAATCCATCACTTCGCTGCCCAATTGGGTGAAGTCGGACGGGTCCATGGCCATGATCTGCGCCTTGGTCAGGGTGGGAATGGTGATGCGGGGCAGAAGATTTTCGAGCGCCGCATAATCGAGATTGAGCAGGGCCGAGAGGCTGAGGCCGCGCAGTTCGCCCGCCTGGGGCTTGCGGATCTTCACCTGGTCGATGGTGATATCGCCAGTGATGATCGGGGCGTCGAGGGTGACGGTGGCCATTTGCGGGCCGGTGGGCTGGTCATTCATGGGAATTCTGCCTGTCTGAAGGGATGGCCCGGCCGATGGTGCGACCGGGCGGAGGATCAGAAGATGCCGATGGCGGCGCGACGCTCGGCCGAGCGATCGATGCCGTCGACGATTTCGATCCCGGCGAGCGGGTCGATCTCGATTTCGGTGCGGCCGTTCCAGACGAGCTTGTAATAAGCGAGCGCCGATTTGACCTTGAACTCGCCCGGTTCGCCGGGCTTTTGTTCGCCCATCTCGATTTCTTCGTGGCGGCCGCGCACGATGATTTCGACGCTGTCCACATTGCCAGTGTCATCCTGCTGATAGGCACCGGCAAAGCGGAGGTAGACGCCTGCGACGGTGGTGACGCCCCATTGGCGCAGTATGTCGCGCATGGGGCCGCCAAAGACCGCCTCCAATTCCATCGCCTCCATACCCATGTCCATCTTGACCGGGGCATTCATGCCAGCGCCGCGCCATTCCTCCATCTTGCGGGTGAGGGTGGGCAGGGTCACGGATCCGGCTTCGCCCAAATAGGCGAGGCCTTCGTTGAACAGCATCATGTCCTTGAGGGTGCGGGGCAGTCCCATCGCAGGCTCCTATAATATGAGGAATAAGGGGAAGGCCGATCAGGCGGCTTCGGTCAGCTGGCTGGCGAAATCGGCGAAATAGACGTCGGTGATGCGCTGAATGAAGCCCAGGTCTTCGAGCGGCGGGGGCACGGTATAGTCATAGTCGATGCGCAGCTTGCCCGCCTTGAGGTCGATGACGCTGTTGTTCGCTTCATCGAACCAGGCGCGGGCACCCAGGATCACGCCGCCCGCCTTGAGCGTGGCGAAGAAGCCGTTGATGGTTTCGATGATGTCCTTGGCCAGGCTGCGCGTCAGCGGCTTGTCCAACGCCCAGACCATGCCGCGTGCGACGGTGTCGGCAATCAGCTGGGCCACGCGCACGGTGCTTTCGAAGGCGAACAGGGGATCGGCCGAGCAGGTGCGGTTGCCCCAGAAACGAAAGCCGTTGTCGGTGCGAATGAGGGCGGTCACGTCGGCCGCGTTGAGCAGGCCTGCATCGGTGTCCTGATCTTCAATATCCCAATAGATATCCTTGGTCAGGCCGACGACGCCCGACACGGCGACGTTGGACAGGGTCTTTTGCGGGCCGGTCTGTTCGTCGATCAGCGCGCGCAGGCCAAGCGCGCGGGCGGCGGCATAGCTAGTGACGTTGGCGCTGGCGGCGGTGTCGAATGCCATAAAGTCTGGCATCAACAGCATGAGTTCGCGTTCGGAGAAATTGGCGCGATAGGTGATGGCGGCCGCGACGGTTTCGCCCAGGGCGCGGGCATAGGCAAAGCCGCGCAGCTTCTTTGCGACGATGGCCAGGGCGGCGGTGACCGCCTGCGATTCCAGGCCCGGCGCGCCGATGATGCGAGGCCGTACGCCAAGCTGTGCCTGGGCCGCCAACAGCGCCTGCATGCCGGTGCGCTGGCCGGTGTCGGTGGTGGTGCCGATGATGTTGCTGGCGGTTTCGGCGGCGTCGTCGCCCTCCGCAACGCGCACAACGACAAGGATGGGGCGGGTCTGGTCAGCGATGGCGCGCAGGCAGTTGGCGAGCGTGCCGGTGATGCCCGCCCGCCCGATGGCGGTTTCGATGTCCGTGATGAGGGCAGGGCGATCGAGCGGGAAGGTGGTGGCATCGGCATCGGCCGCCGTGGCGACCAGGCCGATGACGGCCGTGGACAGCGCCACCAGCGTGCGCGTGCCGTTGGAAACTTCGGTAACGGTGATCCCATGTTTGAAGGTGGCGGTGGCCATGGTGGATCCTTTGACTAGAGGGGCAGGACGATGCGCGTGAGCGTGTCGGCGACGTTTGCAGGGCGATCGCGCCGTTCCGCCTCGATCAGGATGCTGGCGCTGGTGGGCTGTTCGCCCGCGACCAGGCCGACGCGGCGCAGACGAAGTCGGTTTTCCCAGCGTGCGAGCGCCAGCGCGGTCGCGGCGTAGATGCGCAGGATGTTGGCGGCGGTGCGTGGCTGGTCGACCAGGTCGGGCAATTGCGACCCGTAATCGCGGCGGCCGACGCGCGCGTTGAGTGGCGTTGAGAGGATGTCGGCGACGGATTGGCGGATATGGTCGACGCCATCGAGCGTCGCGCCAGTGGTGCGCGCCATGCCGGTCATTCGGGCTTGTCCGTCTTGGCCGCGCCCGCCTGCACCTTGCCATGCAGATGATCCTTGAGGCTGATGTCGGCGGCGAGAACGTCCTGCGACGCGGTGATGGTGCCAGTCACGTCGAGATTGCCGATGATCGACACGCCGCCGGACGCTTCGATGGCGGCGGTGCCGCCGTCAGGGAGGATGGCCGACAGGCGGTGGGTGGCATGGTCGTAGCTGATGATCGCGCCATCGGGATATTCGGTCACGATCCTGACCGGATCGAATGACGGGGGCGGGCAGGCGTCGGAATAGAGGCCGACCATGACGATGCCCGCCTCAATATCCCCTTCGGGCGACAGGAGCAGGCATTGTTCGCCGATGGTAGGCGGCGACCAGATGCGTGTCGCGCCCGCACGCTGGGCAATCCAGGGCAATTCGCCGGTCAGGATATCGCCGCTTTCGACGGTGCAGGTCGCATTGGCATGATCGACCGACGCAATGGTGCCGAGGCGCAGGACGTCGCCAGTCAATTGGTCGGGATTTCGCGCAAGTGCCATGCGCGGACCATGCCGCCGGACGCGGGAGGTGGCGCGGCCCGGCATGTGTAGAGGGTCGCTCTA